ACCATAACATGACATTAATGCTTTAATTCCTCTTTCTGTTCCTTTAGTTTTTAAAAGATAAGGAGCATTATGGTATAACCTTTTCCAAACTTCTTTTGTTATATCTTGTTTAGCAATTGAACCCGCATTTGAAGATGTTATTAAAGATTGAGAAATAGGAGTATCATAAAATATATTTCCTTGACTTCCTTCTCCTAAGATATATTCTATTAAATTAGCATTTTCAAATTGATCAAAAGTTTCAATTCCTAAACTTTTTAAAGCAGTATATACTAAGTTTTTAGCTATTCCATCAGTATGGTGTGTGTCTTTTTGTTTAGTAACATGATGAATGTGAGACCAAATTTGGTCAAAATGCTGACCAACCATGTTTGAAAATAGGAAATATTGACTATTATCTGGGTTGTCAGCTATGTGTTTAGGAATTATATTTAATAATGTATGTGGATTTTGTCTATCAAACAAAGACGCAGATAATAATTGACCACCATAATAAGAGGAAGCATCTACATCACTACCTAACCAATCTTTAGCTTGAGAAGATGTTGAGTGATATAAAGTATAGGGAGATACTGTGTTTGTTTTAGGCCATGCTAATGCTCCTGAATCAAAATATAAGAATCTTTCATATCCATCAAAACCTTTTATAAGATTTGTTTTTTTATCTGAAACGAGATTTCTATTTTCATTTACTGCTAAAGATGTTGCTGTGTTACCAGGGATTGAGTTTATATTTGATAATTGGTCATCATATAATTCTACTAAGCTTAGTTTATATTTGAAGTTTTTTAAACGTTCAGTTGCACTTCCAAAATGTACAAAATTATCAAAATGGTAAGCTACATCTAAAGAGGAGGTGTCTGTTATTTTTCTTATATAATCATATTGTATGTTAGGTACTTCGCTGTTTTCTAAATTTTGAAGTAAATGTTGGTATGAAGATGTAAGAGAATATTCTAAAGATGTGTCAAAAGTTTTATATTGTGAAGGAACACTATTTAATAGTCTAGTATCTATATTATAATTGGGACCCTGAAGTTGGATTGTATTATCGACAGGTAAAGGTTCCCCCAAATCTACATCCATAGAAATAGGATCTGTGATTTCAGTTGCTATTCTAAATGTGTCTCCTTTTGATAGATCTGAGTCTAATGGTTCAAATAACTTTATTAGAATTTCAGGATGGTGGTTGTTTATGGCTATATTTATCCCTAATTCATTACGATTTTGACCAAAATTAAGAACAAAATCTTTATAAAATACTGCGTCTTCTATCCTACCTAAAAATATTCCAACTTGTGTTTTGACTTTATCACTTTTAGTGTAGGATGCTTTTAATTCCTGTCTTGAAGGTGATATTTCTTTAATAGTAAATATTTTACCAAAACCATTAAGGATTTGTTTCTTTTGTATGTTTAGAATTAATTTATATTGTCCCGAAGAATAACCTAAATCAGTGAGAACTTCTACAGGGTTAACGGTGAAATTACTTACTTTACCATAGGTATCTACATTTGAAGGGGATTGATATTCCTCAAAGTTATTTATTGTTTGTAGTAATTGACCACTAGAATTATAAACGTGTGCCTCTATATAATCGTCCTCAGATCCAAATTTTCTTGATAATGTTCGGGATGCTACATTTTTTAGTTTTTCTGATTCTATTCTTTCTAGTGTATCATAATCTCCCCTAGATATAATAATTTGGGATTTATGATTAATATTTTCAGAATTCTGGTTAGCTATTTCAAGGGCCTTTTGGGTTTTATCCCCCTTCCCCTCTATACTATCTGCTATTTTATTAATATCACTAACAGAATGTTTTAGGGCCTTAATGGTTTTGCCTTTTTTTATTATTTTATTTTTAAATGATCTCATTTATTTAATAGTTATCTGTTGATCTTTCTCCTTCCTTCCAGAAATCTTTTACTACGTCCTCTAAACCGTCTTTACCTTTTTCCCACCCATTAAATTGTCGGATATCTGAATCTTCTATAGCTTCAAAATTATCAGCTGTTAATGTGTCATATAATTCTGTTATTTCTATTAGTGAATCTTGGTTGCTTTCTAAAGTTTGGTAAATCATTTTATATGCTGCTAATTTTCTTCTTGCTTTTTTTAATTCAAATTTAGCTTGGGTGTCCATAATTTCTGCTTCTGTTCTTTCTTCCTCTGTGTATGCGTTTTCTTTATCATTTGCATATTTATGGTGAAGGGATTCCATGTTTCTTTCTAAATCCCAAGCTTCAATTATTTCTTTTTCTAAAGCTATTTTATAAGTTGGTATATCATTATATAATTCAGGGTTTGCTTTATGGTCCGATGGGTCTAATTTTACTGCTATTTGTTTAGGTTCTTGTTGTAATCCTCCCCCTATATCTTCTATGTCTAACATAGGTCCTGATTTTATCTGAGCTATTATAGCACGTGGTGTACTTTTAACTATACCCATTTCAAAATCATCATCTGATTCTTTCCAACCTAAAGCTACTTTTAGGGTTTTCCAAACATTACCTGGTCTTCCCCCTACTAGTTGTCGTTTTTTACCTCGTTCCATAAAATAATAACTTCCTTCCCCACCTGCTGAAAGTACAGATCCGTTAGGATAGAATGGGTGTTCTTCTGGGTTTCTTAATTCTTCAATTTCTTCTTCTAAATCTTCTAATTCCTTTTCTAATTGTTCTATTCTAGCATCCCTGGATGTATACATTTCTAAATATTCACCACTTGTTTCTAATATATAACGGTGTGTTTTTTCAGCTCCTTCTTCAGGTATATCATAAAATAATTCTTCATAATCTTTAAAAAATTTATCTATACTTTGTTTTTTAGGTTTATTGAATTCTGAAAACCCCGTATCTAGATTATCTCTAAAACCACTACTCCCATATACATCTTTTTCAACAATAACAGCTTGGTTATTATTTATAGGAGTTAAAACTTCAGGTAAATTTTCTGGAACTATTATTCGTTTTCTATAAATATCAGCCATTATCTTACTATTTTAAAAGTATAATCTTCATCAAATATTTGAATACCATCAGTATTGTCTGATCTAAACATTAATTTATAATAACGTTCTGGTTGTAACCCCTCCATATATAAATCAAAATACATTCCTTCACTATCTGCACTTAGTTTAGTAAATGAAGTGTCAAAAGGAATTATTACTTCATCCGTTTCTCCATCTCTTAAACTATAATAGCTAGCGGTAGGTAAGTATTGTACATTTAAATAATTTGATTCTGTTGTAAATGTTCTATCTGGGTATCTTTTCCTTGTAGTTAATCTAAAACGTTGTTTTGATTTTCTTTGAAATTCTTTTTTATTGTTAAATAATGTTAAAAATATATCTCCACTATTTAATACAGTACCACTTCCTATAGAATAAGATGAATCATCCCATTTAAATGTTAATTTAGGAGGATAAATTGTGTGTGTATCTGTTGAAAAATATTGCATTTCACCAAAACTACTTGATGTGTTTTTTTCTATTATTTCAGGTTGTTTTATAATAAAACCATTATTATATATTCCTGTTGGGTATGTTTGACCCCCAAATAAACTTGCTGAATGTTTTTGAACTATAGAAGTTACATCTAAACTTACATCTAAACTATCTCCATTTAGAAATTGTTGAGTAGCAGTAAAGCCATTACCTATATACCATTCTCCTCCTCCTTCTGTAATTCCGCTTGCTATTAAAGATCCTGAAGTTCCTGCGGCGAAGGGAGTTGTTGTAGTACTTTTTGCTCCTTGTACTGAAAAATTACCTATTGAAGATGTAAATACTGATTGGTTATTTCCGTTTATAGAACTGGTTGTTATTGTTACATTAATTCCTGTAGAAGAACCGGATAATAATAAAGTAGATGCAGGTGTAGCACTACTCGTGTTATATGATGCCGTTATATTAGTTAATGAAGAAGATGCATTTATTATTGATGCTAAATTTGTTCCAAAGAGATCAGTAGATGAACTTATTTGTACAAAAAATTCTGAATCATTATTATCAAATAAAGAAGCAGAAACAACAGGCACATAATCTACCCCATTGATAGTTAATTCCATAGCAGAACCTGATGGTAATTCATTTATGTTTATAGATG